GCGTCGTTTCCAACGCATAACAGTCGATGAACCTACACAAGAAATGACTTTAAGCATATTACAGGGTATTAAAAAGTATTACGAAACATTCCACAATGTTAAAATTCGTAATGATGCATTGCAGGCAGCTGTTAAATTATCTGTCAAATATCAAACAGATAAAAAACTTCCAGACAAAGCTATTGATTTAATTGATGTAGCATGCTCGCGTTTTAATCTTAAAATTGCAGAAGAACGTGTAATCGGTGAGCACGAGATTCAATTTGAGCTTGCTAAAATGATTCAAATGCCTGAAGAAAAAATTATGGAAACTGAATCTAGCAATCTTGCTACTTTAGAAACTAATTTACAAGCAGAAGTGTACGGGCAAAATCTTGCTATTACAGAAGTTGTAGATAAAATTATGGTTGCACAAGCAGGATTAAAATCAGAAAATAAACCAATTGGATCGTTTGTGTTCATGGGGCCAACCGGTTGCGGTAAGACTGAAACTGCCAAGTCGCTTGCCAAGCATCTAGGTGTTAAACTATTACGGTTTGATATGTCAGAATACCAAGAGAAGCATAGCATCTCTAAGCTAATCGGTAGCCCTCCGGGTTATGTTGGATTTGAAGAAAATGCCGGATTACTAATTACACAAATACAAGAAAATCCAAATGCTGTTCTGTTGTTTGATGAAGTTGAAAAATCTCACCCAGATGTTACAACAGTATTATTACAAATGATGGATAATGGTTTTATTACTGGTTCAAACGGTAAACGAGCAGATTGCCGTAACTTAATTCTTATTCTTACTACCAACGCTGGTGCACAAGATGCTGAAAAGAATACAATCGGGTTTGGTACACAGGATAGAGAATACAGTGATAAAGATTTAAAGAAATTCTTTACACCAGAATTCCGTAATCGTTTAGACGGTATCATGACATTTAACAGATTGGGCAAAGAATCAATGACTAAAGTTATTGTTAAATTCATGGACGAACTTCGTGCTCAAGTTAAAGAAAAGGGTATCAAGATTAAACTAGATAAGGAAAGTACTAACTGGCTTATTACTAACGGATTTGATCCTAAAATGGGTGCTCGTCCGTTACAACGTGTTATTGATAAAGAAATCAAACGTCCGTTGGCTAAATTAATGTTGTTTGGTGAACTTAAGAACGGCGGTTTGTTAAGTATTACTGTAACCGACAATAAGTTATTGTTAGTATCTACTCCTAAGGAATCAAAAGTACAACTTTTAACTGTAGATAATGCACCATCATTAGTAGATTTAAATGTTACGTAAAAAACTTACTACAAAATTGTTTAGAGGAGTATACCAGTACAAAATTGTACTGGTATGCAGTGGTTCAGGGTTCTTTCGAAATAAAGAATTTAGTGCTATTATAGATGAATTAAATTCATCTAACACAATCCCTCACCGATCTAGCTCTATTAAGACGTTAGCCGATAAAATATATGCTATTTCATTAGCTAGCGAATTATCTAAAATGGCAGATATAGATTTGCGAGTAGAAAGTCCGTGGATAAGTGTGTATTCTAACAATAAAAAAGACGTAGAAAAACTAGCTAAATTAGATGCCAGCAGGGTAAAGTATATTTGCGAACCAGCAGGTAATAATTTAACATCCGATACAATCATAATGCCTAAAATAAATTATGATTTTAGAGTTACATTGGGTAAGACTACACAACCTAACCCTGCATTTATCGAATGGGCTGATAAAAGTACAAAATGCAAGCTAACTAAAAGTTGTATCAGAGATTTACAAAAGCCGCGCAGTTGGGGTGGTACACACTTTTATATTACAGGCGATAACAACTTATTATTGGCAAAAATGCACTTGGGTAGTAGTATAAGCAAGATTGAACGCATACTTAAAGCCTAGCCCGTTGATCCTAAAAGCGATAAATACTCTAAATCCATAGCATTCTATTGGGTATGTAAAACTGAGGCCAATATGCGTATACAAGAGTTATTAGAAAACGCTCACTTTAAAGAGTTAGATTTTGTTAAAAAACAAGGTGACAAGCGTGAAATCGACTACGATCTAGTAGAAGATCTATTGCATTTTATGCACAATGATGACCATGTTTATCGTCGTTATGTGTTTCCTGTTTTAATGAAGTGCATAGATCGTATTAAAGATAAAAAACCTACAGATGCTAAAATGTTTGCAGAAACAATGCACGAATGTTATAAATTATATAAGAAAAAATTTCCTATCCGTGAATTGCCCGATATTTTAGAAGATAAAACATGTGAAGATGCATGTAAAAAACTACACGAAGAAACACGTGAACACATACAAACTGGCAAGTACAAGGATTAATAATGTTATTACGTGAATTGTTCCTCGATGTTAGGAAACCTATTCTAGAAGGTGGAAATATTTGGCCGGAATCCGAAGAATTCGATCAAGCAATTGCTGCGCATCTTGCCCAAGAAACAAACAAATATTTGCACGGAATACAAAGTAGCGTACACTTAATTGGAAGCGCAGCGACACCGACTCCTGGTAAAATGAGCGGCGATTTAGATGTTATGGTTGACTTAGGTCAACTGATGAAACAGTTTGGCACTAAAGATGGTAAAACTACTAGAGCTGAATTAGAACACTATTTGCAAGGCAAAGGTTTACAAACTAAAAAAACCGGAGTAACTGTACATATTCTTTTACCATATAAAGGTAAATTCTATCAAGTCGATATTAAAGCTGTTGGTAATGCCGAAAGGGTTCATAAATTTCACCATCATTCCATTCCACAAGGCAGTCCTTATAAAGGCGTTCACAAACAAATGATGATGAACGCACTAGCAAGTAGTCAAGGTATGTTATGGTCTCCGGACGAAGGACTTTATGCCCGAGATGCTATGGGGAAGAAATCAGAATTTATTAGTGACGATTTAGATGAAATTGCTAAACGTTTAATTGGGCCACATGCAAATGCTAAAGATTTGGGCAGTGTTGAAAGTATTATGAACGCAATCCCCGATGAAACTCGCAGAAATGAAATATTTCAATCTGCAAGCAGTGGAGCAAGTTGGCAAGCTGTTAGTCCTAAACAAATTAATGAAGCAGCAGCTCCTGCTGTAGGTCGGAAGTATCAGCACATTGAAGATCTAGTATTTACAAATGGTAGTACTGGTGGATTACATGCGGTTGAACGTCTGCGTCATATGACTAGCAAAGGTGGCACAATAGAATTAAAGTGGGATGGTAGTCCTGTCATTTATTGGGGCAGGGATGAAGACGGCAAGTTCCATATGTTCCCCAAGAACGCTTGGGATTATATGAAGCGTGGTACTACCCATACCAAGAGTGGTGTAACTACTATGATGAATGATCCAGATGACGTTGCCATGTTTGTACTAGGTACAGGTAACACACAACCTGGACAAGAAGAACAACGTCGTGCATTTGCGCAAGGCCTTGCAGATCTATGGCCGTACTTTGAAAAGATCAGTCCTAAAAAAGGATACATCGAAGGCGGAATATTGTTTAGTCCGTTACAACCAGCACAACTAAATCAATCGACTAACGAATATGATTTTAGACCTAACATTACTAGTTTTCATATTCCAGTAGGCAGTGCATTAGGCAAACGTATTGCCAACGCTAAAGTTATGGTAGCTGCAACCGGTTATTACACACATATCGGGTCAGATGAAACACGGTATCCTGATGCAGAAAAACTATCAACACCAGATGTTATTGTGCAAGGTACAACGTATGTCGAACATCCACCTAAAGTAGATGATACTGGATTAAAACATGCAGAAGATTATATTAAGAAAAATAAATCGTTAATTGATAGTTTTATTGCTGGGCAGCCAGGTTTAAGTAAACCAGGTGATGTGTTGTATTCATTCTATAATCAAAATTTACGTGTTGCTGGAGTTAAACAACAATTTGCTCAATGGGCGCAAACTAAGTTAAGCAACAGCCAAGCTGAAAAAGTATTAACACATCCAGGATTAGATGCAGTATTAAGTGCTGTAGAATTACTAACACACGAAAAAATGAAAGTTATTAATTCATTAAGTTCCGGAACACATGGTGGGATACGACAAACTAAACCAGAGGGATATGTACAAGCACATCCTGGAGGTAAATTTAAACACGATTTGCCAGGACAGTTTGTCAAAACAATCGATCAAGCTAATTGGGCGCCAAGGAAAGACAATGCTGTTACGTGAATTTCTTAATCGCACCGGAGAAGGCAAATCCTGCGTAGTAGGATGGGGGCGCGGTATGGGTCATAAAGGCCATATGTACCTAGCTAGCAGTGTTATTACGCAAGCTAATGAATCGGGCGCAGATCCTTATTTTGTTGTTAGTCGTACCGTAGGAAAAGATGATCCAATAACTCCAGAAGAAAAGTTGCATATATACAAAAAAGTGTTTCCTAAACACGGACACATATTTCATACAGCAACAGAAGAAATGCCTGATTTAACTCGTGTACTGCGTAAGTTAAATGAAATGGGCTATAGTGATTGTACTGTTGTTGTCGGTGCCGATCAAGTTAATAGTTTAAGTTATGTTAAACAATATAATGGTGTGCCCGATAAACAAGGAAATATTCCATTTAATTTTGATAATTTAAACGTTATTAGTCGTCAGGAAACTAACGATCCTAGTAGAGAAGAAGAAGGCCCACGTGCTACACCAATGCGTGATATTCTTAAAAATCCTAACGCAACAGATGATGAAAAATTCAGTGCGTGGCGTGATGCTATGAGTCCTGAACTCGATGATAATGAGGTTAGAGACTTAATGCACAAAGCAGGAGTGCGCATGGCTGATCCTACTTTTGGTAAAAAGCCTAAAAAAGAAAAAGTAGCTGATGAAAGCCTGATGGGATTTTTAGCAAAATCTAATAAACCTGTTGTTAAAAAATCTTCAGCAAGTACTGAAGAAATGCGTAAGTATTTTGAAAAAGAAAAAGCTAAAGATCCTGAAAAAATTGAAAGAGGTGAAGGCTCTAAACAAGTTAAACAAGTATATACTAAGACTTCTGAAAATTCAGTTAAATATGCTAATAAGGTAATACGAGAAATGAGAGCACAAGAATTTATGCGTAAAAAACTAGCAGAAGGCGATGTACCATATGCTGGCAGAGGTTCGGAAGAATTACACCATGTACATATTCAAGCATTAAAAAATGCCATGAGTATTCCTAACATCAGCATGAACAAAGCCAACGGTAGTCCATACATGCAATATAGATTTGGTCTTGCTATGGCTAATCCAGACATGCCTCGCGCAGGTGCTATGAGCGGTGATCCATTAATTACAGCATACACTGATGCAGAAATGCAAAAGGTAAAAGACGCTGCTAAAACAATGGGGGCAGGAGCTATTACACATATAAGCGATAGCGTTAGTAATGAAGCAGACGGCGGTAATGTTACTAGCCCTGTAGCTAAACCTAAAAAGAACAAATACGGAATATAATGAGAGCTAAAGAATTTATTGTTGAGCGATCTGGCAAACCACACGAACATCACGATGCTGTTCATCAGGGGTTTAGTCGTCAACGTGATCCCGGAGGTTGGTTTCCTAGCTATCATCAATTAAGAACTGGCATGGCACTAGCTATGGCTGATGGTAGTAAAGAAAAATTAGACCTCGATCACGAAAGCTGGATGGGGACTATGTGGACTTTACATCCATATACAGATAAAGAGCACGAAATGATTCAACAAGTGCATAGTGCTATTCCTACAGAATATCATCAAGTACGCCCGCGTACACCTAGCCGTGAACCCGATGACACCCATACCGCAAGTCCTGTGGCTAAAACTAAAAAGAACAAGTACGGTGTATAATGGATGAATTAGCACGTCTTAAGAAGTTAGCTGGCGTTAATGAATTTAAAGGCCTGCAACCTTACGGCGGAAGTAATATCAGTATAACTGGTACAGAAAAAGCAAAAATCATGCGTGAACAAAATATACAACCGGGAACTGAAGAATGGTTCAAGTTGTGGTTTAGTTTACCTAAGTTTATGAATGGCGAACGTGCTGTCGGCACTGGATACAGAGGAATTAAGAAATGAAAATGCGAGAGCTAATGAACGAAAATGATATGATGTCATTTTTTAAAGATTTACAAAAGAATAATCCTAAATTTAAAAACTTACGTGTACACGGCGATCCGGAACATGATGAATTACGTCGTCAAGATCAAGAAAAACGTGATGCAGACCGTCAGGCTACACATCAACGTGCCCAAGATGCTACAGCAAAAGATCATGCTAATCTTCCAGAACTAGAAGCCGAATATGCTAGAATGCTAGCAAAATATAAATCATTAGGCGGCAATGGTTGGCAATACGCAGACCGCGAACAAAATCTTACTAGTGCTGAACGCGAAGCGCGAAGTATGGAACATGGATTGCATCATCTTCATGCACGTATTGCTGCCGCTAAAAAACATGGTGTAACAGAATCGGCTACAGTAGGTGCTACTAGTGCTGCTAATATTGGAACAGTAGTAAATCCACACATTAGTCCTGGTAAGGCACGTGGTAAAAAAAGTTATACAGGTAGTGTAGCAACTGGGTCAGGTACTAAAGCACCGCCGCAACCCAAAGTTAACCAACCTAAAAACTCAGATGGAACAGCCAAAAACGGTTTAGATATTAAAGGTACCAGCTTATTTGGTGGGCCCGCCGTTAAAAGAGGCTAAATATATAAAGATAAACGGAGTATACTCATGCCACCAGAATTAGATCAAGAAGCACCAGAAATGGATCAAGACATGCCAGATATGGGTGCAGACCCTAGCCTAGAAGGGCCAGCTGAAGGTAACGGCGACCAAGAAGGCGCAATGGCCAAGCAAGAGCTAATTAAGTTAGCTAACTATGCTACCAATTTACAAGAACATATCGATGATGACGAACAATTAGAAGCATGGGTACAAAGCAAAATTACTATTGCTGCTACTAATATTGCTAGTGTTTACCATTATCTAGCTTATGAAAAGAAAATTGGTGAGTACGGCGAAGCTGTTGATCATGCACCAATTAGTGAAAGTCAAAAACGTGTTCTTAAATTCCGTTTAAACGAGGCTAAAGAAAAACTTAAAGCTCTTAAAAAAGCAGATGCTGCTAAAATGGCAGAAAACGCATTTGATTGGAAGAACAAAAAATCAGATGATAACGGCGACTATGAAAAGCGTAGTAGCACAGGTGGCACGACTACTAAAAAAGGTAGTACAATTACTCACAAACATAATCCAGATCGTTTCACAGATGAGCCACACAGTGATAATGATCGTACAAAATCACATGCCAAAGCACGTAGTAGTGCTGATAAAGCAGGTGATCGTGCAATGGATAAAGCTGCAGAAAAAGAATCTAAAGCATGGGGCAAGTCAAATCCTGGTAAACAAACTATTCACAAAGATGGTAAAACAACAACCAATGAAGCCAAAATGGCTCCTGGTAACATGGCACATCACCATGCTTGCGAATATGCAAAACATCACAAATCAGGCAATTTAGAATTAGCAATGCATCACAAAGAAGCATGTGAATCATGTGGCGGTACTATTACACATGGTGCAGTGGGAGAATGCTACCATCAACATCCGCACCTAAACGGTGGTGGCATTTACGAGTGTCCAGGTGTTGTAATGGAAGCTAAATCTAAAACGTCTAAGAAAGGCGACGGTAACCTAGCCAACAATGCTAAACCATATGACAAAATTACACGCGGTGATGTTATCGCCGGACGTCTTGGTAAAGACGAAAAGGGTGGCAAGGCTGTTAAAGAAGCCGCACCTCGTGGTCAAAGAAGTCAAGACTCTGCTATAAAAGTAGCTCAGATTGGCAAAAGCAAAAGCCCTGGTGCAAACTTAAAACAAGGAGCAGAGGACGCTCTTGAAAAAGGCAATCATAAAAAGATTGATCAAATACATCAA